CAAACATGAAGCGTTTAGAGGTAGCTTTAAAAAAGCATGGGGTAAACTATATGTACTTTCATCAGACAGATAGTCTTGCAGTAACGCAGGTAGATATAGGAAAGCATAACGCCTTGTGCCACACCCTTATGATGCCTTCAGAAGATGGTATAAGTGTTTTAATGGTAGTAAACAACGATATTGATTTAGATCTAGTTATGGAAGGTATAACTCAAAGCCTAGAGAGAATAATGCCTGAAGATATATCGTATAATATTTTAGGAATAATATAGTAATATGTAAAATAATTTACATACATTTGCAACAGAAGTTAATTTAATTAAAACCAAAAACTATGGAAAAGTCAGAAACAATTGGCAAGCTAACCCTTGCCTTATCGAAAGTGCAGTCTCAATTAAGACCTGCAAAAGAAAACTCAAAAAACCCTTTCTTCAAGTCAAGCTATGCCGATCTTGGATCAGTATGGGACTCTGTTCGTAAACTACTAGCAGATAATGAGTTAGCTATTATTCAGATGCCTACTGATGTAGGTGGTGTAACAACAATCTTATCACATTCTAGTGGAGAATACCTAGCATCAACTTGCTATATACCTGCTAAAGAAGACGCACATGGTGTGGGTTCTGCTATATCTTATGCTAGAAGATATGCTCTTGCATCATTTGTTGGTGTAGTTACAGGAGATGATGATGATGGTAACATGGCTGTGAAAGGTTCTAGTCCAAAATCAACTACAACTTCAAAGTCTAAACCTAAGCTAACAGAATCTCAATACAAGAGTATGATGAAGGCTATTGAGGATGGTAAAGGTAGTGTAGTAGAGCAAAAGATGGCTGGATATACTATGACTAAAACTCAACAAGATAATCTTAACAAAGTTCTTAAAATATCTAAGACCTTAGTGTAATGAGTTTAGATAAGTTTATAAAAAAACTAGTCGATGACTCCTTTTATTACTCTGACTACGA